ATTCTTCCCCAAAACTTCCCCAATATCGCCCAAAAATTCAGCCGTCAATTATGCCACGTCGATCCACTCTGCGCCTCGACTGTCGCGGTACAGGTCGGTCATTGTGGCCGAACGGTGACCGAGCAGTTTCTGCGCATCGCGCCCTTCAAGCTCATGAAGCCGTGCTGCCAACGAGCGCTGTTCGTGGAAGGTCGGCGGCTGCCGCCCAAAAGTTATCCCCAGCTTCAGTCCAGCTTTGTCCCGCGCTTCGGCAAATGCCGAGCTGAGGGTGTCCAGCACTACCGGCTGACCAGCCTTAGCCCGCCCGGGCGCCTGATCATGATGCACCAGGTGTTGTGACAGAACGCGATCGCGGCATTGCTTGACCACCGTGGCAAGGTCCAGCCCGACCGATTCCAGGCGGATGCCGGTGCTGATACGAATCCTCGCGCCGGTCTTGGACTGCACGACGTGCAGGAATCCGTCGTGCACATCCTTGAATAGCATCGAGGCGATATCGTCACGGCGCTGGCCGGTGAGTACCGCCAGCTCCATTGCCCTGCGAAGCCAAGGCTTCGTGGCTTCCTCATAGATTGCCTTCCACAGTTCCAACGTCAGCCGCTCGCGCTTGATGTTCACCCGCGCCGCCTTGGTCACCTCGACCGGGTTGGTGTCTGCCCACCCCCGCGCCTGAGCCTCGGCGAACACGTCTCGCAAAAGCGAGCGCATCGCCCTGGCCATCTGCGCTTTTCCCTCTTTGGCCATGCCTGTCAGGTAATCGGCCACATCCATCGTCGTAATGTCCTTTATCCCCTTCGATCCGAACAAAGCAGCCAATCGATTTATCCGCATGCCCACGTTTTTGTTGCTGCTGGCGGACAGCTTGCGCTCGGCGAAGAGCTCGCGGTATTCATCCAGCCATTCGGAGAACAGCTTGCCAGGCGCTGGCACCGGGGTGCCGATCCTTTCGGTGAGGCTAGGCTTGTTGGCGTCAGCGTGGTTCGCGGCGACGGCCTCACGAATGGCCGCCTCCTTGTCTTTGCCCAGACCGAACACGCGGCCGCTGATCGGGTCGCGGTACGTGTAATAGGTGACACCGTTTCTGGTGTCGGTCTTGCGGTAGAGATTGGGCGGAAGATCCTTCGACCCGGTGTTACGCGGCCTGGGCGCCATTGCGGGCTCTCTCTATTCTGCTGATCAAGCTGCCACCGACGATCCGGACGGGCTGCTGGTCAGGTTCCTGGTAGTGGGCGTTAGCTTCTACATAGTAGTTGCGCCCGTGCTTGACTGGTACCGGAGCGATCCGGCCTTCTCGCGCCCATTTGCGCAAGGTGTTGGCGCTGGGCGGCGTCTTGAACTCGACCGCCGCCCATTCATCCAGGGTGACTTTTGCCATATTGATGCTCCATGCCGCGCGTGGCGGCAGAAGGTGGGGGATGGGTTATGCGGCTGGCGCGGAATCGTGAAACACGTCCATCTGCGCCGCGCCATCGAGCCAAGCCGTCGCTATCCGGCGTTCAGCCATGGCGGCATAGCCGGGGTTGAGTTCGCACAGGATCGATTTGCGTCCTTCCTGCATGGAGACCACCGCCGTGGTACCGGCGCCGCCGAACGGGTCCAGCACCACGCCGCCGCGGGGAGCACCGGCCAAAATGCATGGCCTGATCAGCTCGGGCGGGAAGGTCGCAAAGTGGGCGCCCTTGAAGCTGTGGGTGGCCACCGTCCAAACACTGCGCTTGTTCCGTTCGCTGGGCATTACTGCCAGCGCTGAGTCCATCGACTCGTTGTCCTTGATCCTGCCGCGGCAACGCTCTTTGTCGTCCGTGCCATGCCCCCACCCGACGCCGCTTGACTTCCTGGCCACTGCTTTCATGTTGCCGTTGGTTTTGGCGCCACCATTGGCACGCTCACTGCCGATCTGAGCGAGAACATCCTGCGACAATCGGTTGTGGGTGTTCGGGGAGCAGGGTTCAAGGATCGCGCCCTGGTCGAAGTAGTACTTCTGCGATTTGCTCAACAGGAAGATGTACTCGTGGGACTTGGTGCACCGGTCGCGCACGCTCTCCGGCATCGGGTTCGGCTTGTGCCAGATGATGTCCTGGCGCAGATACCAGCCATCATCCTGCAGCGCGAACGCCAGGCGCCAAGGCATGCCCATCAGATCCTTGGGCTTGTACTCGGCGTGGGTTGTGGCTTTCGCCTTACGCTGCGAGGCCATCACCTGGCGCTGGCTGATCGTGGAGACACCAACGCCCATATCGTCGCGACCGTGTGCGCCCCAACTGCCGGCGTAGCTGTCACCCATGTTCACCCAGGCCGTACCGTCGTCGCGGAGTACTCGACGCACTTCGCGGAACACATCGACCAGGCGGGCGATGAATTCGGCCGGGGTTTGCTCCAAGCCGATCTGACCGTCAACGCCGTAATCCCGCAACCCGAAGTAGGGCGGGCTGGTGACGCATGTCTGAACTGATTGGTCTGGTAGCGTCCGCATCATGTCGATGCAATCACCAACCAGAATGCGGTGGTCTGTCATCGCCGAGGCCCCGAGTAGATGAGCCAGGCCATGTAGGCGAGGGCGGGGAGGATCATGGCGCAACCTTCAGGCCGGCGGCTTCGATGGCCAGGTAGCAACGGTTGCGCATGCAGATAGTGGCGTGGTGTGCATCCATGTAGCTGTCATCGATCGCTTCTTCCGGCGGTTCCGGCTCAGGACCAACCGTTGGCAACTCGATCACCAGCGCTGCGCGGGATGCCTTCCAAGCATCCCAGCAGTGGTTAACCGTGAAACCTTGGTATTCACCGTTATTGAATTGATCGAGCGACTGGTTGGGCCAGCTCCGCTTAACCCACGCTTCGAACTCTTCACGCATCTTGTCGTTCATGGCGTCACCTTGATGTCGACATCGTCATGGATCCACTCGATATCCAGCAGGTCGTCGTCATCGATATGCGCCCCGCGCAAGTCATCGCTGGCCACCAACTCGGCAACCTCATCGTCATCGATGTCCTCAATCACCTTTCGAAAATTCACGACCGCCTTTCCGGTCAGAACGACTGTTCTTTTCATTGGGCAATACCTGTCCTTTGCCGCTATAGCGGCTGACTTTGAAGGGGGAGGGAGTAAGGTTTTTGCGGGAGGAGTACAGATGTACTCCTGTCGGGTTATTCGCCCTGGTTGGCCAGCATGTTCAGGCGCATGCCTGATGTGCCGGTGATCTGATGCTCGCGCTCAAGGTGTTCATCCAGCTCCGGGTACTCTGGTCGTGCCGGTGGGTAAGCCGGAGCGGTCATCGCCTGATCAATGGCGGCGCGAAGGTTCTCGCTGTAGTCCTCTCCAACGACGCGCTCGGTCGGCTTGTCCATCCAATGGCCGACAATTTCGATGCTGATGCTACTGTCGCCGGCATCTCCGTTGGGGCTGCTGTCGTAGCGGACATCCCAGCAATTCGATTCCAGTGCATCGAGCCGAGCCTTGTCTTTCTCCAGATCATCAATCCGCTGATCCGCTACATTCAGGCGCAGCTGCAGGGCGTCACGCTCGGCCTTCATGCGATTGAAGGTTTCGCCGAGCACGTACTGCACTGGGCGGTGACCGCATTCACAGTCCGGCCAAGGGTTATCCTCTGCCCACGTCCTGCCGTCACTGGTGTCAGACTCGCAGGCCGGCCCGAGGTAAATCACTTTTGGTTCGCTCACCTTGAAATTCCTCTTCAATTGTCCGTGCCTGTGTAGGTGCGCCAAGGGACCTTGATGCCGTTGACCAGAAAACCCCAAGTACCCTGATATGGGCCGCTGATGAACAGGGTGAAGGCGCCGCCCTCGGCCACAGTGTCGATCCGGTGGTACTCGCCATAGCTGAGTGATGCCGTGTCGCCCGGGCGCCGGTCGATGTATTCGGTGGATTGCGCTGAGGCCGGTACGTTCAAGCCTGCCAACGCTGAGTCTTCGTGATCGAGCAGTCGCTGTTCGGTGTAGCCACCGCGCAGAATGATCGTGCGGGCGTTCCATGGGTGGTCATGAAGGTCGCGGTCATTGTCTGGCCGCTTGATGTGATGGATTCGGAACGACCATGGGCACCACCAGAGCCTGGACCTGTAGGTGTCACGATCGTACGAGTTGAACAACCACCAGCGCCCCATGTACATCTCGGCGCCGTCGGCGGACATGATGTGCTGGTACGGGGTGCGCTGGGCGCGGGTGATCAGCCAGGTGGCAACGGCTGGGCGTGCAAGCAGCTTGGCGCCCAGGCGCCAGTAGATGTTGAGCATGGGGCGTCCTATGCCGGGTCATGCCCGGGCGGTGGAGTGGGTTACGCCGCGAGGCGCTGGTAGAGTTCGATGATGTCGGCGGCGTTTGCCGCGACCAGTGCCTCGGCTTCATCCGGACAAACACTATTTCCGATCAGCCGGACCTGGTCCGTTTTGTTAATGTCGCGCCATTCTTCGGCGCCGGTGACCGGATCGACGAACAGCCCGCGGTCGATGATGTAGTCCTTGTCGAAGCCTTGCGCCGCCTTCAGTTCTGGTGGCTGCAGCATGCGCAGAGTGATATCCACCAGCACATAGCCGCCGACCATTACCATTTCGGCGGGGTCTTTGAAGTGCTCCGGCAGGTATTCGTGCATGAAGGAGGCGCAGCGTCGGGCGCCTTCCATCTGTTCCGGAGTGAGCGTGTCCGGCACCTGCACGACTTCCACCAGCGCAACCCGATCCTTCGTCGGAAGGGTGTGCATCGGCTCGGCCAGCGATATTCCGTCCTTCTCATTGCCGTAGTACTTCACCAGGTAAGCGTTCACCAGCCGCTGATTGGCGCCGGATTGGCAGATGGTCGAAATCGGGTCGTATGCCGAACGGCCGTCGCCTTTGTAGTACCCACCATTCGCTTGCTCGAAAAATGCTGCCGATACCGCATGGTGCCCGGTGCTGGTAGCGACCACGCCGAGGGGGTTATCAACATCAGCACCAACCGAACCTTTTCGCAGTGTGACCATGTTCGCCGCGGCCAGCGCGAAGTGCCCGCCCTTGACCTGGGCGACCTGTGTGCGCAGCGGCTCCTGCACATCGAAGTTGCGTTGCGCCGAGCCATTGGCGCACTCGGTGAGGAATGGCGCTGCCACTGGTTGCACCAGCGCGTGATGCGTACCGCCGGCGCTGATGGTCGACAACGCTTCGTCCGTACCGTGGGTGCTGGTGTGCGAATCCGATGTTCCGCGCATCGGGACGATGAACGGCTTCGCGCTGGTCAGCACATGACGCCAGCAGCCTTTGGCTACGCGGCGCATCGTGTTCACTGCCATCGGCCTTTCACGGAAGATCGTGCGGCCGAGGTTGCTCCAGTCGATGCACTCCGCAGCAGTGCGCCAAGGTTGCTGTTTCGCCGTCGGCTTCTTATGTCGCTTGGGTTCTGGCCAAACGATCGCCTTGCCGTCACTTCGCGCTACCAGGTAAAGACGTTTTCGAATAGTTGGGGTGCCGGCGTTGGCCGCGATGCGCTCGCGCCATTCGACGTTGTAGCCGAGGCCGCGCACTAGTGCTTCCGCAGGAACGAACTCGCCGATTGATTCAAGAATCTCCGCCATGTCAGGGTGATCGGCTGGCAGGCCAGAGCTGAGTGCGGCAATGAACGACTTGAAGGTGCGGCCGCGTTCGGCCTTGATCGGCTGGCCCTCTTCATCGATCGGGCCCCAGTCGCAGAACTCTTCGACGTTCTCAAGAAACATCAGGCGGGGCCGGGTGGCATGCGCCCAGCGGACTACCACCCATGCCAGACCACGTACGCCACGATCGCGTGGTGCTCCACCCTTGGCCTTGCTGTGGTGGCGGCAGTCGGGCGAAGCCCAAAGGATGCCGACCGGTTGGCCGCCAGTGGCGAGCACAGGGTCAACCTCGAATACGTCAGCGACGTAGTGCGCTGTCTGTGGGTGGTTGGCGCGGTGAACGGCCAGAGCGATTGGGTTGTGGTTCACCGCGACATCCGGCTCCCGGTACGCCCGGGCAATGCCGGTGCTCGCACCACCACCGCCGGCGAACAGATCCACCACCAGTTCTTTCTGGAAGGGCAGGCCCATGCTGGGCTGGCCATGGATGAACTGGGGTTTCTTCTGTTGTGCGGACATAAGGGATCCTCGCCGGCTGGCGTGATTCGTTGAAGTTGGGTTATTTCTTCGGGTAGGTCTTGGTCAGCGCACCATTGACGCTGTGGCCGCGCAGCAACACGACGCGGGCCAGCTGCTTCCTGTCTTTCTCGCTGTGACTGGCCTGACTGAGCAGGCCGAAATAGCTATTTGCGGTTTCACGAAGATCCTCGGCGGGTGCTGCGGCTGTTCGCTTCAGTGCCTGGGCCAGTGATCGCTTACGGGTGGTTCTGCGCCACGGCTTGATGACGTGGCCAACGAAGTCGAGGCCGCGATCCACTGGCTGCAGGATGGTCTTCGCTGGGTTCAGCTTGGCGCCGAGGCTTGGCAGGAATGCTTCGACCTCTGCCAGCCAGGCGTTGAGTTGTTGCGGCGAGTCATGCAGGAACACGAAGTCATCGACGTAGCGGACATAATGCTTGGCGCCGAGCTGGTGCTTGGCGAACTGGTCCAGCGCATCGAGGTAGACGTTGGCGAAGAACTGCGACGACAGGTTGCCAATCGGTAGGCCAAGGTGTGCAGGTTGCGCGGTGAGGCGCTTGTGTTGCGGTACCCGGTTGAATAGGTGGGCCGGACTGCGTACCTCGCAGTCTTCGCGAGGGTCATGCATCAGGATCTGTTCGGCGAGTGCCAGCCACCATGGTTCGGTGATCTTTGCGGCTAACTGCTTGCGCAGGACCTCTTTGTCGATGGCGACGAAGAAGTTGGCCAGGTCGCACTTGAGGTAGAAGATCGGCTTCGACCAGTTTTGGCTGGCGCTGCGGATCTTTGCTTCAAGCCTGGTGGCTGCATACAGCGTGCCGCGCCCAGGGATGCATGCGCAACTGTCCGCTATGAAGCTGGAGTAGAAGCGCGGTGCCACTCGGTTGTACAACAGGTGGTGGACGACGCGGTCCCGGAAGGCCGCCGCCCAAACCTCGCGGGCTTTCGGCCGTGTGACCACGAAGCATATCGAACGGCCTGGCCGGTAGGTGCCGGCTATCAGGTCGTCGTGAAGCTTGATCAGGTTGTGTTCCAAGTCCATTTCGAAAGCCAGCGCGCTGGCGCTGTTGCGCTTCGTGCGGCGGCAGTCGTAGTAGGCCTGGACAAGATCGCTGAACGGGTAGGGACCAACAGTCGAATCTGCGGACGGGGCGGACACGGAGCTCGTTGTTCTTGTCGTTGTTGTTCTGATTGCCATCATCGAAGTTCATGTTGAATGCGTTGTTGGCGGAGCGCTGCGACCTATCGTGCTATCTATGTCGCCAAGCCGAAGGCAGAGCCGATCAGCGAGGAAACTGCGCGAGACCTGCACGGACGCTTTAGACCGTCGGTATCTCTGATGCGCATGGCGGTGACCCAGAGGTCAGCGGCACGACCAGATTCAATTCGCACAGACCTGAAAGCCGTAACTCTCAGGTGGCGGGCGCGGTTGGGGTGGAGCGTTTCCAGGCATTCGCCTGTTTGCCAATCGAGGTGGTGACCTCTATTGCATTGGCATGCTGCGGGACGCTGATGAATCGACTCTCTTTGAAAAGCCGCATCAGGAACTCGATCACCTGGACCTTCTCTACCAGCAAGGTCAGATGTGGGCGCTTGTCAGGCGTCGCGTTGGCCCGAGCGATCAACATCAGCACGTCGATGCACTCATCGATGACGCGCTTCCCGAGAGACTGCTTCAGGTCGCGCGGTATGTTGCGGGTTAGGTTCGTGGCCATCTGGAGCAGGCCCAGCGAAACTTTGTAGATCTGCAAATCCGTGTGCATCGCCATAAGGCTCGCTCTCCAAGAGCAACCGGCCGCTTGCGGCCGGATTAAATAAGCAAATTAATCAATCAATTGACTGCGGACGGGGCGGACACGGAGCTCGTTGTTCTTGCCGTGGTGGTACTGATTGCCACCATCGAAGAGCATGTAGAATGCGTAGTCGGCGGAGCGCTGCGAACTCGACCAGTACCAGGTTGGCTTGAAGGCTTCGGCGCCGCCAGCTTGGAAGGCGGCCAATGTGGTCTGCACTGGAGATTCTTCGGTGTGCAGCAGGCCAACAGGCTCGCTGTTCGGGTTGTCACCGCTGCGCCCGTACTGCCAGTTCGCTTCGGTGGTCGGTTTGAAGTGGCGGTATTGCAGCTCCTGCACGTCACGCGCTGGGATCGCCCAGTCGTTGAAGCCGCCGATATCCAGAGCCAGCACCTGCTGCGCCAGTTCGCTGCCAGCCGCTGCCATGGCTTCGGTGTTGGTCCGGCTGTTGGTGAAGCTATCGGCACCTTCGATCTTCTCGCCGTACTCGCCCCAGGTCCCGCTGAGTTCGTGCTCGGCGCCGGCAGTGATGTTCAGGTAGCGCTTGCCGGTGTCCGGGTCACGGGTGATGCCGGTGAAGAATCCGCCGCCGAACGCCTGGCCGATTTCAGGGATGGTCACTGCTGGTGCTGCTTGAGCTACTGCGGACATGGTCTTTCCTCTTTTTTCGAAGGCAACAAAAAAGGCGCTGCTGCGCCCGGTGCCGGATCAAGAACGGATGAATGAAGGATTAAATAAAGAATCTGCGGACGGGGCGGACACGGAGCTCGTTGCTCTTGCCGGTGTGGCCCTGATAGCCATCAGCGAAGTACAAGACGAATGCGTAGTAGGCGGAGCGCTGCGAACTTGACCAGTAGTAGGTGTCCTGGGCGAACACCTCGGGGCAGTTCAGCCAGCCCTGGTACAGCTCGGCGCAGGCGGGCAGGTAGAAGTCGGTGTGGCCTTCGGCGGTATATGCTGCCACCGCTTCGATGGCAGGATGATCGCCTTCAGACTGGAGCACCTCACTGTTGGCCAGGCCGTCGGTCTTGCTGGTTGCGCCCGATTCTTTGCCACGGCCACCCCACTCGTGATCACCGATGTCGCCTTTGGCGATGATCAGGTAATGCGCCGGGACATCGCCACGCGCCGCCACCAGTCCACCGTTGAAGCCGCCTTGGCCGGGCCACTCAGCGCCCAGCGCAGGAACCGAATGAGCGGTGATCGGTTGAACGTTGGCTGCCGGCGGCAGCACCAGGGCAAACGTGCTGGCCAGTGCGAGTTTTGCCAGCGAAGACGCGGGCATCTTGATCGTCGCGTCGCCGTGCTTCAGGGTGATCATTTCGGGTTTCATGTGATACCTCGTTGGTTCCAGTCAGGCGCCGCCCTCCGTGACCGGATGCGACAGTGGGGTGGTGGTTACGCCAATCGAATGCTTCGAGCGATGCGGGGTGTTTTGGTGGTGGCACCTTTCAGCAACAGGCGTGTAACTCGTTCGCCCATTGCGTTGCCGTACACACCAGCTGCTTTCGCAAATTCAGCAATGGTGGGTGAGTAGCCGTGTTTTTCGATGAACGCCCGGATCAAGCTCAGGGTTTCGGTCTCGATCGGCGTTATCGGTTTACTCTTCGTCATCGCGGTTTGCCTCGCGCTTGGCGAACGCCTCAAGCCGTCGTGACACGCTTGGCGTTATCTTGATTTCGTGTCGTGCCACGACGAGAAATGGCAGCGCCGCTTCCTTGCCGGCCGCGACGAGGTTCAGGGCGATGGTGCAAAACGCCTCTCGCCAGTCCTCAAATTCGCCCCACTCTTGCAGCGTTTCCATGGCCCGGTGTGGTGCTTCTGGCATATGAAAGCGGCAGATCTTGCCGCCGAGCCGATCAAGGTCGGCTTTCTCTCGGTCGTACTTCTTTTTCGACCTGTCGGCATCTGACTTGGCCATGGGCTTTCTCTATCGGTGGAATGGTGGTCGGCGGCAGGTCAAACCAGGTCGGCCGGCGGCGCGCGCTGGTCAGCTTGTTGATTCGCCTCACGATGGCTCGGCGAACTTGAATTTGTTTTCGCTGGCGATCAATCGAAGACGCTTGGCGAGGATGCCTGTCTCTCGGGCGACCTCGATCACCGTCTTTCCGGCATCAGCCAAGGCTTTAACCTTTGGTGCATCCTTGTCCCTCGCAGCCTTGAGACGATCCTTATGGGCGGATGCCCCGTAGCCGGTCATTTCTGCGCTGACACCGGCTGCGATTTCCTGCACCGTCTTGCCGGCGCCGAAGTAATGCGCCAGCTTCTGGTTGAGGTCCTCGAGGATCGAGTCCCGCGGGTTTGGCATTGGTACGCCGATCATGGCTGAGCACCGTAGTAGGCGAACACGATCAGCAGTAGGGCGGTGCCGATGGTCCAGCGGAGCAGGGTTCGCCCGAAGCGGCTTGTGGTTACTCGGACTTCTTCGAAGAAGTCGGCATTTTTCTCGAGCTGCTTTGCGTAATCGCAGGCCGTGTCGTGACCATCACGAGCGCCACGGGAAAGGCCGGTAGAGCGCTCGATCACGTCGAACTTGTTCTTGCCGATCGGCACGACGTTGAAGCGTGGTGCGCGCACTGGCTCTTCGCGACCGATCATCTGGTACATCTCCGAGGTGGACATTGAGAGACGTTCCCGCAACACCTGCAGGACCGCTTGTTTTTGGCGAATGGTCTGATTCATGACGATTCCTTATGGTGGGTTGCGGTTATTCGTCAGCACTCGGCCTTCCTGCTGGTTGCCGTTGGGCGCAGGGGAGAGTGCTGGCGGATAAAGGCAGGTGTAAAAAAGCCCGATCGGAACCGGGCTTTACCACTTACGTTACGAGCCTACTGAGCCATGTGGGCCGGGTAGGTATCTGAAGTTCACATGGCTGCCAATCCTCCGTGCTGGGTTGAACCGTCAAGTAATCCATGACAGTTGGTTGTAGTGCAGATGCCCGTGGCTCGTCCGGGTCCAGGCGTTATTGACCACGACGGGCTTGCAGCGCGCACCGCTTAGGTATCCTGGCAACGATATGCATTTGGCTCACACTTGAGCTTCATCTGCGGGTGATACAGGTGGCCGGTATAAGCCGGGGTTTCGTCCGCATCCCGATGCACCCTGTCGCCAAGGTGCAGCAGTGATGCTTTCCCATCGTTTAAGCGATAAAAACACCATCGTTCGATTCCCCTGCAGGGCCTTGAGGATTCGGGCTTTCGGACATCCCAACGATTATTTCTCGGCGCATCGCCTCGGCCACCAGTGCGGTCTGGCGGTGAACGCCCAGCTTGAACATGGCGTTTGAAATACGCTTGACCACCGTTCCTGGCTCAACATCAAAGGATCTTGCGATTTGTTTGGCGGTCAGACCTTGTGCAACGGAAAGCAAAAACTGAAGTTCTCGACGCGCAAGACCTCGGCCGAGATGGCCGATCCATGTGCCGCTTTTGATTGTTGATTCCATGCTGTGTACCTCTCGGTTATTTTCCCAATACAGCCTGTCGCCAAGCTGCATTAGCGAAAGTTTCTCGCCGTCGATCCCGATCTCCTGGCTACCTGGTTGCGATGCGCCGATCAGACAACCGGCGGTTTTGAAACGCCGGCTGGTCATCGACCATCGACTTGATGACTATCACCGCGGCTAGTGCGACGCAGACGGGACAAATAATCTGTCGCTTCATCGCCTCGGCGACCATCGCCGACTGCCGATGAACGCCAAGCTTGAACATGGCGTTTGAAAGTCGCTTGACCACAGTGCTAGGGGCGAGCCCGAAGCCCTTTGCGATCTCTTTTGCCGTAAGGCCCTGTGCGAGTAACAGTAGGAATTGAATCTCTCGGAGGGCCAGGCCGCGCCCGAGAAAACCTTGCCAATCGCCGCTGATGATTGTTTCTTCCATCGTCGTGACTCCCGGTTGTTTTCCCAATGCACCCGGCAAGCCAGGTACATCAGTGAAAAATTCCGGTGTTTCCTTATCTCCGACCGCGACCCTGTCCGCCGAATAACTGTTTGCGGTGCTTTACGCTGCACACCCGGGTCAGTTGCCAACCCTCTGAACCGTTGAGGCCGGTTCATCGCTGCCTTGTCCTGGCCGGTAGTTATCCGGCGATGGACAAACAATACGTTTGCGAATTAAAACGGTCAACACTTTTTAATGCGAAAGCGAATAGATTTTTATGGGGGTGAAAAAAATCCCCGCTTGGGGGGCGGGGATCTTTGGTTGGCGAAGCGGGGTAAACAGTGGCGCGTGATCGCTACAAAAACGAACTCGGGTACTTCACATCGACCACGCGGCCGATGATTTCTACTGAATCATCCATCACAAGCATTTGGTAATCCGGATTCAGCGGCTTCAAGTACTCGACTCCAGCATCACGAACGTATTGCTTCAAGGTCTTCTCGCCGTCGGTCCGAAGCCTTGCAATATAGAACTTACCACTGACCAGATCGAACCCTTCGGGCTTGATCAACACTCGCATGCCTGGCGTAAAACCATTCCCTTGAACAGGGGTCATGGAATCACCTTGGACCTCAAGCCAATAGCCGTTCGGCCCAGCATTTACGTCAGATGCGATCCTTTCGTACGGCTGTCCGTTATCGCAAGACTCCGTCCACACACCAGCAGCTACCCAGCTAATCAAAGGATACTCCTTGGCTTCCTTGTAGGGTTGCGCAACAGATAGCACATTCCCGTGGGCAGGACCAAACAGCAACCATTCTGGTGTGACGCTAAGCGCGCGAGCGAGCTTTTCGAGGGTTGCCTTTCTTGGCGTACTGCTATCACCGTTCAAAATTCGATGAATCGTTGGTTGAGGCACACCCGAACGGCGTCCCAGCTCATTTTCCGATAAATCCTTTTCTAACATTTTTGTGCGCAGCCGCACTGCGATCGTCATTTGTTCGACCCGGCGTATTAAAGGAGGTCGAAGTGTATTGCCTGTTGTAATTCGGTTGCGTATTATCGCAGATATTACAAATCGCATTGGTAGGCCCTTATGACCATTACAGAAATGCTGGCCGAGTTGGCACAGCACGGCTGGAGCCAGGCTCGAATCGCCGAACAGTGCGGTACGACTCAGCCGACCATTTTCAGAATCACGAAAGGCGGAGGTGCCCGTTACGAAGTGGGTACGGCCATCGTCGCCCTTCATAAGAAGGTTCTGAAGGCCAGAAAGACCGCCGCGTAAATCGTCTCCCAGCCGTTTATCCGCCTGATGATGAGTCAATTATCAACGCTGACCAAGCAAACCGAAAGTGAATTGCTTTAGCTGTGGATTCATCCAGTACAAAAAACGAAGACGAAAAAAAGCCGGTGGCTAGACCGGCTTCTTAAACAGCAACAACTTGAGGGGCCATTATGAACACGATCGTCGCTCCAAGCAATACGGTCACCATGTCGAGCCGGGAGATCGCCGAGCTCACCGGTAAGCAGCATAAGGACGTTATTCGTGACATCCGTGTGATGCGTAAGGCACTGGCAGACGATGGCGCAGATCTGCGCCATCTCCAAGAGGTCAAAGATGGGCGGGATTACACCGCCGAATTCCACCTTGACCGCGTCCTGACCGAAACCCTATTGACCGGCTACAGCATCCCGCTTCGCCATCGTGTCGTGACACGTTTGAGCGAACTGGAAAACGTGTCACGACATGTCGTCACGATTCCGCAAGATCTTCCCTCGGCGCTTCGCCTCGCCGCTTTTCAAGCCGAACAGAATCTCCAGCTTCAGCAAGTCATCGACAAGCAGTCCCCAAAGGTCGAAGCGCTCCAGCGTTTGGCCAAGTCCCACGGTGATGTGTGCGTCACTACTGCTGCCCAGATTCTCGGTGTTCGTCCGACCAAGTTGTTTGCCTGGTTGAATCAGAACCGTTGGATTCATCGCCGCACTGCCCACTCGAGTTGGGTTGCATACCAGCCGCGCCTGACCTGTGGCTGGCTCCGGCACAAGCTGATCAAGGTAGGCGTCGGGGAGGGGCAAGACATCAAGGTCGTCGAGCAAGTGATGGTGACCCGTTCGGGCATCGTTACGCTGGCGGAACAACTTCAAGGAAAGACCCTGTGAGCACAATCATCATGAGCGCCTGCTGGCCGCTCCAGGGCATGAGCCCTGCTCAAAAGTCCGTACTGATATCCCTGTCCGACAACGCGAATGATGAGGGTGTGTGCTGGCCATCAGTTGCGAAGATTGGTCAGCGTACCTGCCTTGCCGAGCGAACAGTGCAAAGCGCCATCAAATGGTTGATCACCGCCAATGTCGTTTCTGTTCGTGAGCGCATGGGCCGCTCCACTATGTACACCATTACCCCCGCGACATATGCACCCCCGCAGGATATGCACCCCGCAAATGCTGCGGGTACTCCTCCGCAGCAGCCGCACCCCACCCCCGCAAATGCTGCGCTACCCCCCCGCAGTGGTTGCACCCAGAACCGTAATAGAACCGCCATTGATCCGTCAGTAGAACCGCAATCTTCTTTCCCAGCCCTGGTCGGGCAGGGCACGGGAGTCATTTCCGATCCTGAGCAAGAGACCCGGTCAAAGGCGAAAATCGAAGCTGACCGCCAAGAAGCCTGCCGGGGTATTTGGACCAGCTATGCCGCAGCCTACTTCGATCGCTACCAAACGGAGCCGGTTCGCAATGCCACCGTGAATACCCAAATCAACAACCTGCTTAAACGCCTTGGTGCTGATGAAGCCCGCTTTGTCGCGGCCTACTACGTTTCGATCCAAGACGCGTATCTGATTCGCTCATGCCACGACATTGGCTCACTGCTGGCCAAGGCTGAGGCCTACCGCACTCAGTGGGCGACCAACACGCAGGTCAACGGAACCACCGCGAAACAGATGGAAAACACCCAGGCGAACATGTCAACGGCCGAACAGGCCAAGGCAATGTTGCGCAAGCGTGGTGCCGGAAATGCTTAACCAAAACGAACTCGAAATTGCGATCGACCTTCTCTGCGGAACCGCTGAGGCTATGGGCGTGACCTTGAGTCCAAATGCGGCCGCCATCATGGCCGTCGATTTGAGTGAGTACCCGCTGGGCTTGATCGAAAAAGCGCTGAAAGCTTGCCGGAAAGAAGTCCGGGGAAAGCTGACGATGGCCGACATCTTGTCGCGCATCGAGTCAGCGGACGGGCGTCCCGACAAAGACGAGGCCTGGACCATTGCCCTCGCATCGAACGATGAATTCAACACTGTCGTGATGACGGATGAAATTCAGATCGCGCTCGGCGCGGCGCGTCCGGCGCTCAACATCGGCGATAAGTTCGGCGCTCGATTGGCCTTCGTTAGCGCTTATGAGCGACTTGTCACCCAGGCCCGCGCCGATATCAAACCGGTGAATTGGCATGTCTCCATCGGGTTTGATGCTAATCGCCGGATCGAAGCAGTCAACGCTGCGGTGCAGATGCAACGCATCCCGCAGGACCGGGGGCGTCTATATTTGGCCGACCTGACCCATGAACCCATCACCGAAGATGGCCGCGCACTTGCCGGGCTGATCACAGGAACGGTCGTGAGACCGACGGCGTCAGTGAAGGAAAAGTTGAAGGATGTGAAAGCCAGCATGCTCGAGTTCCGTGCCGCAAGCGCTGAGCAGAAGAAGGCAGTCAGATTGAAGGAAGAGGAAGCATTTGCTGAGCGTCGCGCCTTCTTGTCACAACAGGTTATTGACGCAATATCGGGGGTTGCCAATGTCTGATTCCCGTCTCGCACCGACCAATCCAGCCGAGTACCGCTTCGCTGTGTACTGCTGCGGCTACAAGCTGGATCTCACTGACCAACCAGATCGAGCGATCGCGCTGTTCGAGCATCGGGCCGTTGCCCAGCAGTTCGGGCGGCTGATGTGGCCGAGCACCTTCGAGATTATCGACGTCACCACCGGGGAGAGGGTATGAGCGCCTACCTGAACGATATTCTGATCCACCTATGGCTCATCTTCATGCTGATTGTCGGCGGCGGCGCCTTGTGCGGTATTCGCCACCTTGCGCGTCGTCGCCGGATGGCGCGGGGTGAGCGCAATTGAAGTCCGCCGCATTGCAGCAGCCAATGCTACGGAGCACCAGAGCACCGCGACTTGACCGCGAAGGCATCGAGCAGGCTGCTCTCATCTCCGAGTTGCGCGCCCGAATGCCAAAAGTGGCCGACCTGATCTACCACGTCCCCAACGGCGGGCACCGTCACAAATCCGTCGCCGGAAAGCTGAAACAGCAGGGCGTTGTGGCCGGTATTCCGGATCTGGTCTTGACCATGGCGCGCGGTGGCTACTTCGGCCTGTACATCGAATTCAAAGCCACACCGCCGAATGATGCGGACGTCTCGCCAGCGCAGCACGAACGCATTCGCAAACTCAACGAACAGGGCTATCTGGCGATCGTGTGCCGTGGGCATTTCGATGCCGTAGAGGCCATCCGCGATTACCTCCGTCTCCCTCCTACTGTCGTGGTGATCCAATGAGCAGCGCCGCCGTAAAGATCACCGACGCAGAGATCAAGCGTCAGGCCTCCGGCGATGTCCGCGATCTGCGAGACATCGAGAATCGTGGCCTGTACCTGCGCTTCACCCGAGCCCGCGCCCGGGCATCGTGGTACCTGGTTGTGAAGGGAGAGTGGAAGCGCATCGGTAGCTTCCCGGACCTGAATGCCAAGCAGGTTGTGGCAGCACTTCCGGCGATCCGCCTGCGCCTGGAGGCTGGTACCGGGTCGAATTTGTCGAAGTGGGTCACCACTCGCGAGTTGCTGGACTGGTACGCCGAACGCATGTCCCGCGATCGCAACCTTTCCAGCAAGCGCAAAAAGACCGGCGCCTCGCTGATCAAGTGCCACTTGATCCCATGCCTGGGCAATCAGCCGCTCGCCGGCATCGACAAGGCAACCCTCGACAGCCAGTTCATGTGGCCGTTGCAGGAGAAAATCGGCATCGACTACGTGCGTTCGGCGTTCCAGCTGCTAGCCCTGGCATTCCGTCAGGCGTTCAAGCTGGGCCACATCTCGGTCAACCCGATGTCCGCCATCAAGTTCAACGACTTCTCGAAGGCCAAGGTCGGGATCAAGCCGTCGCGCCTGCGTGGTGTTCAGCTGCAGGGTCTGCTCGAGCAACTGGCCGAAGTCACCAAGGTGGCGCCGCTGGATGCCATGTTGGCCTTGATGATGCTTTGCCATGGCACGCGCATCGGCGAAACCCGGCAGGCGCGCTGGTCACACATCAGCCTGGCCGAGCGTGAGTGGTTCATTCCAGCCGAGCACACCAAGACCGGTGTCGAGCATCACCTGCCGCTGACCGAGCAAGCGTGCGAGCTCCTGATCCGGTACCGCGAAGGCCAATACGCCCGAGGCTATGACGGCCAGTTCCTGTTCCCTGCACGCAATGGCAAGGCCCTGAGTGAAGGCCAGGCCAGTGCCGTATTCACCCGGTTGGGACAAGGCGAGTGGACCAGTCACGACCTGCGCAAGGTGGCCCGCACCGCCTGGGCCGATATCGGAATCGATCACCTGATCGGAGAGCTGCTGATCAACCACGCGATGGGTCACAACGTCCTGGTGTACATCCAGTCGGACGTGATGCTTCGCAAGCGTGATGCCCTGGAGCAGTGGCATGCCCATCTAGACCAGAAGGGTTTCAACCTCATTCATGGATTGACCGGCTTTAGATTCGGAGATTCCGGTAATGCGCTGGAAGCCACGGAACAGAAGGCCTGCGAGGCCAATCAAGAATCAACCATAGGCGAGGTTTAAAAATGGGTATTCAAGCTGGTTTTACCGACCTGGCCGAACTGCAACGGCTGGCCCAGGGTGCAACACAGGGTGAATGGCGATACGGCCCTGGCGATGGTGACGATGAAAATCCGGTTGTATTCGTTGATCTTCCTCAGGCATCAGCGGTTGCAATATCGATCCTGTTTGAAGCGGACTGGGCGACAGATGTTGATGCGAAATTTGTCTCAAAGGCCAACCCTGCCGCAGTCCTGGCACTGATCGCCGAGAACGAATCGCTGCGCAAGGATGCCGAGCGTTATCGGTGGTTTCGCGATCACTCGATTCAAATCGTGCACACATCCACGATTAGCTGGGCCTACCACCTGGACAAGTTAATTGATGACGCCATGAGCCCGGGCTACTACGCCATTCGTAATCAGCCTGGCGAGGTTTAAAACGATGAAAAAGCAGCATGGCCCCGCCTTTCGCCGCGAACTGAAGCCGCTGATGGAGTGCAGCACCTGTCGCGGTGCCGGCAGCACGGAGGGCGTTTTCCACCGCCTCGACTGCCTGGCTTGCAATGCATCCGGCTGGGTTTGCCGGGTCACTGGCGATGCGGTGCCGTTGGAAGAACTGGTACCGCAACTGAGCATGAAGCTGCGCAATGCGACCGCCGAATTAGCCAGGGCAACGCAGGCACAGGGCGGTGCCCACGAGCAGTACGAACAGAACAACCGCCGCGGTGCCGGCGCATCGAACTACACCGGCGACTGATCGCCGTTCTTATTTCTGCTGGGGAGAGTCACTATGAAACTGATCGGAGCGCGCCAGGCCTGGACCGACTCGCAGCATGAGTCGAACGCCTCAATATCCGCCGTGGCTATCGACTCGGCAAAGTCCGCCACCATCGCCAGAAGGGCCAGGGCTCGCCAGCACGAGGTGGTCTTTGCCGCCATGGGTGAGGACAAGGAAGAGCGCATCAAGGTCGCTCGCCAGAAGATCAGCATCAGCGAAACTCGCCGTACACCGATCGGTCGATCCACTGCCCGCGCGGCACACCTGACAATGATGGGTAAGGTTCAGCGCGCCATCGGCACGTTGCCTTTTCAGGTGCAGCAATTCGGGCACTTCCTTTACCACCCGTGCTTGACCATGCAGCACGTAATGAATGCTGTGCTGTTGATCACCGCCAAGGCTCAGCTCCCCGATCTGACCTCGGCCAAGCGCGTGAAGGCTCAGTACCTGGTGACGCTGGCATTGCAGTCGTACAAAGCTGAGGTCACCGGTGCTGCCGAATGGGGGGCGGCCCGGGTGGCTGCCGAAATGAATGCGTTCTTCGGGGTATCGATTGAGCCAAAGCACTGGAATCGCGACTGGTTGGACTTGTGGGAATCACTGAAAGCGGTGATCAAAGAAGTGGATCTTGAGGCTCAATCTCCTGTGTGGCAGTTGATTCACGCGGAGAAAGAAGAATCAGCAGCGTAATCTGTTGACATGGTGGGGGTTTGCAGTTAATTTTCCCACAGTGCGCAACTTACCTCCAACGCACACCTCCTCCCAAACCCGGCCCTTGAGCCGGGTTTTTCGTTTTTGGGGTTATCCCCGTGGCCACGCAGGCCTTTTTA